ACTGTTGGACATGATGACCCAGGCGGTAAAAAAGCTCTGGATCAGGGCCATTTCCAGAGCCGAATTGATGTACCGGTTCAGCTGCAAAATCGGCTCTATGGCGGGGGCCAGATAACTCACGCCCCGGTACTGATCGGGCCGCTCGCTGCTCATTACCTGGAGGATGTTGGGCAGGCCGTTTTTTTCGCCGTAAGCAGCCACCCGCACCCACTTTGTTTCCTCCCGGAACACCTGCGCGGGGTAGGTGCTGTGGACGAAATAGGCTGTCACCATGCCGTTGGCGTCCACCTCGACGCCGTCGAAAATGCGGTTGCCGTTGTCCGGGTTTTTGCCGTCCGTGAATCCAACGCGGCTGCCGCCGCGCTCAACAGGCGTGCGCACCCGGTCGGCCTCAATGAGGTGCACCCGCAGGGAGTAGGGGTGAATGCGGTCCGGCTCGTACCGCTTCAGCAGGGCGAAAACGTCCCCGCTCATCAGCCAGCTGGTAAGGGCCAGCTGCTGCAGGGCGTCGAAGTTATTCACGCCGACGGCGTCGCAGGAATCTTTGCGCCTGGCCCACAACCGGAACTCCGCTTCGGTGTGCCGCTGCCACTCCTTCGCCGCCTCGGGGGTGAGGCCCAGGGTTTCCCGGTCAATGGCGCTCTTCAGGGTCAGGCCCACTCCGATGGCTTTGGTCCGATTGGTGTTGATGGCGGACGCGGCCACGGGGGAGCTCATGTACAGCATCCGGCTGCGCTGGCGCAGGGTGCTGTTCTGCCAGTCGATGTCCTCGTTCGGAGCGGAGCTGTGGGCATTGAACGCTTTCAGAGACCGCTTCAGCAGCGACGCGCCCGCGTCACCATAGCCGCTGGCCTTGGGTCGAACGCTGTCCGGCAGATAAAGTTTTGTGCGTCTGTCCTGGTACATCGCGTCCTCCTCACCAGTCATGCGGAACCACCGCGAACGATTTCCGGGCTTTCCGGCCGTCCACCAGGGTCTCCAGCTCATCCACTTTGGCTTCCGCATCCTCGATCCGTTTGGCCAAGGAAGTCAGGTCCAGACGGGTCAGCTCTTCGGTCCCGATCCGATAACTTTTCGCCCCGCCGTCCAGAAGGGCCAGGTACGCCTCCCGCAGCTTTTTCAGGGCTTCCCGCCAAAACTCCAGCCGCGCCCGAAGCTCCACTTTATCCGCCATGACGCATCCCTCACCATTCGTCGTAATATCGGTCCAGGCCGGATGTCCTCTTCTGCGGCTTTGGCTTGGGCGCGGTCTGTTTTGGGGGCTCTGCCGGAGAGGAACGCTTGCCCCGCGCCGCCTTCAGCTTCCGGTCCTGCGCGTCTAGGTCCACCGGCAGCGTCGCGAACGCCGCCAGGGCGTAGTTCCGGCAGTCCAGCGGTTCGTTGCGCTCATGGCCCTGGATCTTCTTCCAAACCCAGCGCTGCCGGGTCTTGCCTTCCGGCACCAGATGCTCCGAGAGCAGGCCGTCAAAGTAGGCCGCACCGTAATCCTCCCGCCGGGGGAAGTGGCAGTACTTGGGGCCGGGGGTCTGCACCCGCAGGTTGTCCATGATGGTCTGCTTGCCGGAGTCCACCCCAAGCTGGTACTGCCAGCAGGTGCCCTTGTAGCGGTTGTTTACGATGATCTTCATTTTCTTGGGCTTGTCCGTGAACGGCCGGTCGGGACCGTAAAGGCCCCTGATGCAGAAGACGTTTTTGTGGGCCCGCTTTTGGCAGAACTGCCGAACCTCCCCTGTGGCGTGTCCGCCCTCATCCACAAAGGAGCGTTTCACCTTCAGCCCGAGACCGTCCTTGAATCGGAACACCCGGTCAAACACCATCATGTCCAGGCTGTCCCATATGGCAGATTCCTTGGGACTGCCCATGATGACGCCCTTTTCAATGCCCCAGGTTTCCCCAAAGTGGCCGTGGCCTACAATCTCGTACTCAAAGCGGTCGTCCTGGGTGTCTACCCCGGCGGTGAGCACAAGTACGCTCTCGGGCAGCTCCGCGCCGTAGTCCTCCCGACGGCCCAGAAGGGTGTCGGGGTCCTGCAGACCGCTGCGGTCCTCCCAAAGCTGGCCGAAACAGGTGTTGTAAACCACCTGCATTTTGTTGGTGTCCCCTTTGGCGTTTTCAAACTTCAGACAGATGCTGTCCCAGCTGGCCCAGGGGCTGACAAAGGCATTCAGCCAAAAAGAACGGACGCCGTTTTTGTACGCGCCCGGGTTGTCCGCTTCCCAGCGGGCAGGCTGCTTCTTCATGGTGGCCTCGTCCGACACGCAGGCGCAGCCGGGGCAGAACCAAAGCACATTTTTGATGGTGCAGGTCCGTTCTCCGTTGACCTCCGAAACCTCCGTCTCATAGCGGATGTTCTTCCACTGGATTTCGTGGTACTCACCGCAGTGGGGACACTTGGTCTTCCAGCGCTCCATGGTCCCCTTGACGAAGCTCTTCGCAATGGCGCTGTCCCCTTTGATGGTGGGGGTGGAGACCTCAACGGCTTTCGCGTTATAGAACGTAGTCTGCCGGGCCATGGCAAGCTCCCAGGGATCGCCCTCCTTGCCGGCGGATACCGCCCAGCGGTCACGCTCATCGCCGATGACGTAACGAATGGGCTTGGAGCACAAGGCGTGGGCTTCCGTAGAGCCGCACAAGGTCAGAATCCCGCCGGGATACGTTTTCTGGAGGATGGTGTTGCCGCTGTCCCGGCTCTTGGGCGCGGCAACCTTCCGGCGCAGGCAGGGCGTATCCCGGAGCATAGGGGCAATGCGCAGTTTGGAGTACTCTTTGGCGTCGATGGTGGTGGGCTGGATGAACAGGATGGAGCTGGGGTCCTGGTCGATGATGTAGCCGACGATGTTGTTCTCCAGCTCGGACTTGCCGATCTGGGAGGCGGAAACTAAAACCAGGTGGCGCACTCTCGGGTCGGTGAAGGCGTCCATGATGTCCTTCAGATACGGCGTCCGGCTCACGCGGTATGGGCCCGCCTCAGCGCTGCTCTCCGAGGACAGCCGCCGCTTCTTGTCCGCCCACTCCGAGACGGTCAGATTTTCCGGCGGACGCATCCCCGCCACAACGCGGGCCACAACGCGGTTCAGTTTGGTAACATCATTCATCGCCGCTGTCTCCTTCGCCTTCCCACTTCATACGCTCCCGCACCCGCTCCGCGTAGCGCTGGGGGTCGTAGCGGTATTGGGTCAATTCCCGCATCAGGTGGTTGACTTCCCCGCGGATGACGTCCGCTGCTGCGGCAGCACTCTCCGCCTGGATCACGTCGATGGCAAGCCGCCCCGGCAGGGCCAGCAACGCCCCGCGGATGGTGTAGATCAGCTCCTCCGTCATGGCGGAGACGTCCTCTGAGCGGTGCAGCTTGCCCTCCAGCTCGGCGGCCTCCAGCTCGGCAACCTGAGCCTTCGCTTTCTTGATGCGGACTTCCGCCTCCCGCTTGGCGCGGTCCAGCCGCTGATCGTCTTCGGCCACCGGCTTCCCCAGACGGTTTTCAATGTACCGGCACACGGAATCCGACAGCAGGTAGCGGCCCCGGCCAGTCCTCTGGAGAATGCCATTGTTGGTCAGGGTGTAAATGTGGTTGGATGTCACGTCCAGAACTGCGGCAAGCTCCGATGCGCTGACTTCTGTGTGCTTATTAATCCTGTTTTCAGGTTTCGAGGAACTTTTTTCAGCCATTTTCACATCTCCCATAAGACGAAAATCAGAAATTTTACTGAAATGCCAGAAAAAACATTTGCTGACTACGCGCAGTTTGGGCCTCGTTCCGCCCCGGGGGATTTTTTGCGGTCACAGTACCTGACGGCTTGATATGCAGCTAATATGCGTATCTTTATCGGAATTTAAGAACAAATAGAACGTTTTATATGCGTACCCTTGCTTTGCTTTGGAATTGTGCCGACTTCATTTTGCATCAAAAAGTTCCGAAATTTCGATTTCTTCATTTTCCCCATTTCGCTTAAAAAATTCTTTCTTTCCAATTTGCCCTATTCGCTCCCTCGCCGTCTGGAAGTATCCCGGGTCCAGCTCTATCCCGATGAAGTCCCGGCCCGTGTTTATGCAGGCTACGCCGGTGCTGCCGCTGCCCATACAGTTGTCCAGGACGGTGTCGCCCTCATTGGTGTAGGTGCGGATGAGGTATTCACATATCGACACAGGCTTTTGGGTAGGATGAAGGCCGCAGTCTGAACCACCGATGTGCATGGACCATTCAATGAAGCCGTCTGGGTATCGCTGACCATCACTGTGGTATATGTGTTCACCCGAATATTTACCGTAGTTGTGCGAGCATCGGCCCATTTTCCATGCTTTGATATTCGGATATCCCGCCCGCATCTGCGGATTGTAGATTGGCTGTCTCCGATAGAATACCTG